CTGGGTGCTGTAACTTTTATCGGCACGTTCTGAAATTTTTGCCGATACATCTTTACCTAAAGCCAGCTTGATTGCATCTTCTGTAAATGCAAAAACTAATCTATCAGTTGTGTATGTAGCGTCTTTGTTCAGTCTTGTTGACATTATAAATTCAAATCCAAGAAAACTATTTATAGTTCCAGTTGCTAATGCCTTTACAACTGCATAATCACTTGAAGTAACTTCCGTCACTTCTAGCAAGTCTTGTATTTGTTTTGGACCACAAACTAAAAATCTCTTCAAAGAAGGATCAATATCGTTGTTGTCCAGTATGTATTTAGCAGATCGCAATTTATCAATCGTCAAACCATCTGACTGGTCTGATGTTGCTGTCTTTTGACCGCTTGGTAGAGGTGTTGACGTTCCACCAGATACGCCAGTTGAAGCTGAAGCATTAAAAGCCGTTATAATAACGTCATCGATACTTCTGTTCATTGCAGCCGCAGCCGCTCTTGCGTATGTTGATGTCGGATCGATAAGCATTCTTACCTTATCCGCATCGTCAACTAAATCTCCCCATTCGTAGGTGTTCAAACTAACTTTTCTACGTGAGTGTGGTGTGTCGATCTGTGGTGTATCAGAATGTCGTGTTGTTCTGATTTGCGCAGCCGTTACTCCGATTTGATCGAAAAAGGCTGACTTCCCACGAATCGATTCCACATCTACAGCGTTTCGTAGTTTGGAACCTGTTTGTTGTGCCAGTAACGACACATTCGCCGAATACTGTTCAACAAAGCTAGTTGTAATATTTACACTCATAAATATTTACTCCTAAGGTTGATTGTTAAAAGTTTCGGTTGATTATCTTTTTAAAAAGATCTTCCTCAGTTTTACATCCTGTCGATGCTAGTCTTTCCCAATGTCAACAAAGATCTTGCGATTGCCTTTGTATTTTTTACTCTGCTTGCGCAAAGCAAAACTCTTTATTCAACATCCACTTCATTATTCTTTTGTTTAATTAATGACTGCATTTCCTGTACAGCGGCATTATGATTCAAATGATTTTTATCAAAATATGCCGAGCCTGGTTGTTGTAATGCTGCAATTTGTTTGTTGATTTCAGACGTAGTTAAATAAGATGATGGTTCGCCTTTTACAAGACTATCTTCACTTAATTTACTCGCTAAGTTCGCAAACGCTTTGACAACAGTTGGATTATCTCCAAGCTTACTTCCATCGGCTAACAAAGTATTTGATAGAAACTCGTTACCCAATGTGTTCGTTGCCAAATGCCTGGCAGCACTTATTTTATCTTTATAAGCTGGTCCAAATTCTTTTCTTAAAGTTTGTTCAGCTTCAAGGCGTGATGTTTCAGCTTTTGAATTAGTATTGATTTCAGAAGCATTTGCTAGTTCCTGATAATACTGAATTATTCCGTCAGCTTGCTGAGGTAATAATCCAAGCTTATGCGCTTGTTCTGAAAACGCCTTTAATGAATCCGAATCTAATTTACTTTCTTTCGGTAAATTATATTTATATCCATCTGGTGATTCTGGTTTTCCAAGTTTTTGATAAACCTGATCCCAATCGGATTCCGTACTGTGCTTGTTTGGAATCGCTATTTTATCCAAACCCACCATTCGTTGTGCGTTTAAATATGACTTTACAAAAGAATCCATTGAAGAAAAATTTTGTAAACTTTTTTCGTCTTGATATTCTTTAGGTATCAAGTTTTTAAAATCAACCGTTTGTTCTTGCGGTTGAGGTGTTTGGTCTGATGATAAAACACTTGTAGTTGTCTCATCAGATTGAGTTGGTTGTTCATTAACAACCGCTTCAGTTGCCTGATCCATAAGATTACTCCTTTTTATTGACCATGTTTTTTATAAAAATAAGAACCGATCTTTGTCCTTCTAAAAAAGCCGATTCTGTCGGACTTTGTTTATCATGAGTTGTTACGAACTCATGGCATCGTTTTTCAAGATCAGAAAGAACTCTTTTTCCTTCATCGCTTGAATAAACAAATTTATAATCTTTAATAAGCTGACTAAGCTTGCTGTTTTGTTGCTTCATTTAATTGTTGCACCATAGGCGCAGCATCTTTGGCAACTTGCGCTTCTTGCATTGCCTGTTGCATTTCGGCTTGTTGTGCTTGTTGTTCTTGACGTTCAGCTCGAATTTGTTCTACTTCAGCATCGCTATTAATCATCGTTGCCGGAAGTCCTAATATTTTAATTAATTCCTTAACCAGACCGGTTGAATTTAAAAAATCCATTACAGGAGCCACTTGAGCTAATGAACCAAAGACTTCCATGCCTCGCATAATTCCTGAGAGCTGGGATGCTTTCTGGCTTAATGCCATGCTCGAAATATATTCAATTTCTATTTCCTGGTTTGCTAAAATTTCTGGTGCTTCTATAAAGTGTCCGTTACGTAGCATAATATTAAACACTCTGGTAATCATCGGCTGCAAAAGTTCATTTTGCAATCTTCCCATTGTTGGTCCTAAAATTTTTAGACGCTCTTCCTGTCTAGCTTGAACTTCAGTAGCGGTTAGCGTTCTTGAACTTGCTTCCTGAATTAATAATTGATCTACAAAGAAAGCTTTGGCAATAGATTTTCTTCTAGCTTCTTCAAGGTTTAATCCTAATCCTGGATTGGCTCCGATATTCAACGGTTCAATTTTATCTCTGGCTCCACCACGATAGAAATTCAAAGATCCTGGACTGGTTCTTATAGGTAGAACGGCGCTGTCATCTGGGATTAGCAAAGGAGGATTTATTTGTTTGGCTGCCGCTAGTAATTGAGTTTCAACTAATTTATTTAAAACTTTTACATCAGGTAAACATGACATAGCCGGACTTCTTCCCCAAATCTCATTGCTGCTTTTAAGCCAGCGAGGAACCAGGTACGGAAATTCTCGAAAGCCGCCTTGACTAATTACATTTTCAGATTCCATTTCAAAATAAATTGAAATGAACGGCATATTAATTTTGTCCAATTTTCTTGGATCATACATTTCTCTTGGTTTAACAACGTGGCAAAATTCCACTTCGTCAAACGGAGCATTCTTAAATATGCTTTGAATATTTTTACTTAAATTTTCTAAACCCCATTTTTCTACCGCTGCCTTTGCAGTCATACTAAATTTACGGTAGATGCAGTTAATTAAACCTTTATCATTTTCGGCTATATATATTTCCTTAATGTGTCTAGCACTAAACCTTATAATATCCTCTTCATCCGATTCCAAGAAAACCGCCGCTGTACCGAAGCATAATAAGTCAAAATAACATTCATAAACGGATTGTTGAAAATTAGAACGAGAAAACGCCAGATACATTTTATCCGTAGAATTTTCGAGCCACTCACGTGCAGAATCATCATCGTTTAAAACTGCGTTCTTAAACCGCAAATTAAACCAGCGAGTTGCGGAACTGGTTAAGGTTCCGTGCAAGCTGGATGCGAGCAATTCAAGTGAATGCGTTGAAGTCGCATCAAAAATTTGTATGTTTCGTTTATCGCCTCTAGTATGCTTTTCAGTAATATCCGCTCTTCGTGGTAAAAATAAATCCGCACATTCTTGCCAATGTGATTCCCACGTTTTTCTTTTTTCAATTAACCGAGATAAATTAGCTTTCAATTCTTGAGCAAGCTTTTTATTTTCCATTAAAATTATCCTAATAAAGTTTTAGTTCCGAGCGTAAGATCTTGATCCACATTTTTTTTGCTAGTTAATAGAGTGGCTCTACGACCTCTTCTCGCCACATCAATTCTTCTGCTCTGATCCATTTCAGCTCTTGTCGGTCCTTTAGGTTCCTCTCTAACCGCCTGTCTTTGAGCCTGTTGAGGAGGTTCATAATCTTGACCTGTTAATTTTTCTACAAATCCACCCATATTAATTTCCTAATAATGTTTTTTGATGTAATTCAGGATCATTTGTTAATCCTGTACCCGTTAAAATAGTGCTACGTCTGCCTTTACGTTTTCTTTCGCTTGCTTCCAACTCTGCTCTTTCAGCCTTCTCTCTTTCCTTATCTTCAAAGCTGGGAACATCTTTAACTTCTGGCATAACCATTGCCGGCATCTCTGGCATTTTTGGCATCAGGAACGACATTTTGTTTTCCTCATATTAATTTAACCTCGCTTATCGCTGTTCTTTGTCTATTCATATTTGTTAACCTTTGTTCTTGAAATCCTGTGGCTAAAATCATTGCTGAATCTGCAAAATGACTTGACCAATCATGCACAGGCTTTGTTTTAAAAATTCTGTCTTTCTCAGAATATTTGCGGTGATAATGCCTTAAAGCATCAATCAACGGTTTACATTTATCCACGTCAAAAAAACATCGATTCAAAATCATCTTTAATGCGTGGATGGCATCCTCTTTTATAGTTCTTGGAGCTACACGAAACCTAATGCCGTGTTCGTAAGCTACCTCACGCCTGGTTCGACCTGAGCTGTACTCGCTAACCTCTATGTCAAACGGCGCAAAATGATTTCCATAAAAATATTCCTTATCTTTTAAAATCTCGGCATAGAAAGGAAATGGCTTGTTTCGATCTGCAAAGCAATCAATAATATTTATTTGATGACCAACTTCCTGAAAAAAAATAATTGCCGTGTCATCGTTGTATCCAATATCCCAAGCCGTATGCGTTAACAAAGAACGGTCATGCGGAACACTGGTTAATTGTTTTTTGTCATCCAAATCCTCTATTTCTTTTCCAAAGATAGAACCTGGATAATCGCCAACCCACGAACAGTTAAATTCCTGATCGTACTTGGCTTTTCCCATCATTTGCAAAGCCTGATCAAGTTCTTCCTGGTCCACGATTTTTGTCTCAGAAGCCTTAGCCGTATAGCTAAACCATTTCTTATCGCCTTTTGCTTTAAGATAATAATTATAGAAAGTTGATTGCATACCTTGTGGAGTACCAATCAGATACATAAAACCTTTTCTATCCGATAAGGCTGGAGTTAAAACCTCTTCTATTAAAGAAGCTGGTATCTGACTCATTTCGTCTATGATTACGCCGTTGTAATAATTACCACGAAGATTATCAAAAGATTCTGCACCAAGTAATGTAATCCTTCCACCATTTACAAAGTCGGCTCTTAATTCTGTTTCATTAAATTTAGTACCAGGAATTTTCCCAGCGTAAAATTTCAAAAAATCCCAAGCTATACTTTTGCTTTGTTTATAGGTTGGACTTATAAAACTGTATCTCGGATTGTGATCCTTACAGGTCAAACAGCGTCTAATTAATTCATTAAGACACATTGTTGTTTTGCCAAACCGCCTGTGGCAAAGCAATAATGCGTATCTATAACTTTGCAAACTTTTATGTAAATAAGCTTGTTGTAGTCTCGGTGTATATGGAATTTTAATTTTCATTTCTTAAAACAAAACAAGCTATATGCCGACCGGTTCCTATTTTAGTAGGTAATTTATCCTCTGTAGATAACCATTTTATATTGCCAAGATTTCTAACTTCAGCTCCATTTTCCAAAAGCATAAGGATCCACTTATCTAAAGGATAAAGAAAAATAACTTGCTTTCCTTTTTTATTTTCTTCTATAGCTTTTCTTACCCAAGCTGTCGGACCTTTTTTTTTACCTTGATGAATAATTGATCCAAAAGGCGGATTGACATAATTAGAATTTTTCCAATTACAAGTTAAACCGTCAAATCCGTCTGGCAAAGGAAATGGACAAGGATCAAAATCAAACTTAAATTCATTATTTAAACTTTCATATAATTCTGGAGGAGTAAGCCAATAATGTTTTCCATCTGTTTTGCTTCCATTATGAAACTTATTTTTCATTAATGAATCGTCGGTGGC